CAGCAGACTACACGTTCTAATTTGGGGAACGGAGAGAGGCCACTAATGGCAGTAGATTACGACAAGCTAGTACAGGTCGGTAAAGACTTACTAGAGGCCATAGGAGAAGACCCAAATAGGGATGGACTAAAAGACACTCCTGCCCGTTACGCCAAATGGTGGAGAGAGTTTATTGACTATGACGCTGGTAAAGTAGAAACTTCTTTTGTCCTTGATAACAATGACGAGATAGTAGCCGTCACAGGTATGCGTGTTTGGTCGTTGTGTGAGCATCACCTACTACCGTTCTCAGCTACCGTATCTATTGGCTACATCCCTAAAGACAAAGTTCTAGGCCTATCCAAGTTTGCCCGTATCGCTCACAAGCACGCTCACCGCCCACAAGTTCAGGAGCGTATGGTTCAGGACATCGCCAACGAACTAGAGCGAGTGTGCGGTACTACTGACATCGCCGTAGTAGCTGATGGAGAACACTCATGTATGGTCATGCGAGGTATCCGTACATCAGGCAGTATGCGTACATCTGTTATGCGGGGTATGTTTAGAAGCCAACCAGCAGCCAGAGCAGAATTCCTAAGCCTGATAGCAGCGAAAGGATAAACATGGATACCCTAATTCATTTTCTAACAGAGGCAGACCACCTAATGTTCTTGGGAGCCTTAGTAGCGATGTGGCTTGGTGACACAGATAAGAGATGGTTTACAGTCTTTGTTGTAGCTGGTCTTACTTGGGTAATCGGTAGTCACATACTAATTGGCTAATGATACTCACACACATAGGCCCAGATGACCCACTTGGCTTACACCACATAGTCCCAGCCCTACTTGGCATGGGGTCAGGTGTACTGGCTTATCTGTATCTGTTCTGGGCTAAGATAAGAAGCACAATAACTAACCTCATAACCAGACTACGGAACTTACTAAATGGAAGCTAAAAGAGCTTGGATTTTTGATTGCGGTAAGCACAAGTATTACTACGTCTACAAGCCTAAAACCATAGGCCGTTGCTATTGTGGCAGCAGACTGAAGCTAACAGACCAAAAAATGGCAAGCTGGATAAACCCTAACTATGGCAGGTAGACGGGTAGTAAAGATAGATGACCCTAAAGTCAAACTACTCATACAGGCTTTACAGGGTGGCAACTACGTAGATGTGGCTTGTCAATACGCTGGCTTAGCTCCATCTACCGTTTACCGCTGGGTAGAACGTGGTCGTAATGAGCGTGACAGGCTAGAGGCAGGGCAACCCCCAACACCGTCAGAAACCCCTTATGTAGAATTATGCGAGTCAGTAGAGAGGGCAAGGGCTCAAGCAGTAGTAGCTAACGTTACCGTCATCCAGCAAGCCGCTAGAGCAGGTACATGGCAAGCAGCAGCATGGTGGCTAGAGAGGTCCATGCCTAACCAATACGGGCGTAAAGTACAGGCAGAAGTTTCGGGGTCAGTTTCAGTACAGGATTTAGAACTCAAAATGCTAGAGTTGTTAGGTGAATCAGATACAGAGGACATGGCATAGGCTAACCCCTAAGCAAAAAAAGCTGTACCTTGAATCCCTATCGGCTGAAGCTTTAGAGGCATTACACACTGCCATCACATCACCAGAGCAAAAAGCTTGGCGTGACATCGCTAGACCAGAGCAACTGATGCCTGACGGGGACTGGCTTACTTGGGCTTTTATAGCAGGTCGTGGGGCAGGTAAGACCCGTAGTGCTGCCGAAGCTATCTTGGAGCAGGGTATGGCTCACCCCCGTATCCGTATTGCCCTAGTTGGTCGTATCCCCGCCGATGTACGTGACGTAATGATTGAGGGCGAATCAGGACTTATTGAGTGTGCTAAGCGTATGGGTGTTGAGCTGGAATTCATACCGTCTAAGGGCCGTCTATTGTTCCCTAACGGGACTGTCGCCTATACCTACAGTTCTGAGGTTCCAGCTAAGCTACGAGGCCCACAGCACCACCTAGCATGGGCTGACGAGTTGTCATCTTGGGCAGATGCCCGTAAAGGCGATGTTGTGGATACCGCTTGGAACAACTTGGTACTGGGATTGCGATTAGGCAAAAGCCCTAAAGTAATCGTCACCACTACCCCCAAGCCAAACTTACTAACTAAAACAATTCTGAAGCGGTCATCCACAATCGTCACCAAGGGTTCTACCTACGACAACGCGGCTAACCTAGCACCCGTATTCAAGGAGCAGGTACTAGCAGCCTATGAGGGTACACGCATTGGTCGTCAGGAGCTAATGGGTGAACTACTTGAGGACATTGACGGTGCTTTGTGGACTAACGCTGTACTAGCTGATGCACTATGGGTTGGAGAGATACCAGACCTTAGACGTATCGTTGTAGCTGTAGACCCGTCAGGCGGTGACGCTGAGGGTAATGACGAGCAAGGTATCGTTGTAGCTGGTCAAGGTATTGACGGGTACTACTATGTACTGGCAGACCGTTCCTGTAAGTTATCACCGCAAGGTTGGGCGAGCAGGGCTGTGGGTGCTTACCATGAATTCAAGGCTGACAAGTTAGTAGCTGAAAAGAATTATGGTGGCGACATGGTGGCAGCGGTTATCAAACAGATTGACCCAGATGTAAGTTTCAAGATGGTGACGGCCTCTAGGGGTAAGGCCCAAAGAGCTGAACCGATAGCCGCTTTGTACGAGCAAGCTAAGGTCAGGCACGTAAAAGGTTTAGAAACGCTTGAGGCTCAAATGACTGGCTGGACTCCAGAGGACAGAACTTCACCTGACCGCATGGATGCTTTAGTATGGGCTTTGACTGAGCTGGCTCTAGGGAAGAAAGCAATACCCGATGTATCCGTTATGACCATCGGGCAAAGCAATGCGTGGCGGGTTTAGCGAGCTACGTTAGCCCACTCAATGTCATTGGCTTCCCTACGAGAATCCGACCACGCTGACTCCCCGTAGAAATACTTCTTCTTGCCTGTGACTTTGTTTACGACTTTCCAGTAGTCCTCATCAAAGACCGCTGTACCTACTTCAAGCTGGACTGTATCGCTATCGTAAGCGACATACCAATCCTTTACTGCTGTGACGCTTGGCTTTGCCATTTAGCTCTCCTCATCTATCTCAACGCTTCTGCTGTTTTTTTGTCCATCGCTTTACCACGTGGCAAATCTCTTATCTGGTTGCTCTCAGACAAGTAGACCTCTTTCCACGCTTTATCATCAAGACCGTAGTGCTTGATAAAGGCTGGGGCATCCTCATCCTCTTCAAGATAAACAACGCCATCAAAATTGTTGTGTGAGTAGTCAAAGAACGACCACTGAGAAGCGAAGAACTCTGCCTCTGGAAACCCACCGTCATCGGCAAGTGATACCGCCAACCAACCATGGGCTGGGTCGCTAACCCAACCGATTACCGCTTTCTGAGCTATCTGATTCATTTGCTTTCCTTTCCTTTCCAGACATACACATCGGCTGACTTCTCAACCCAGACTTTGGCCCTAGCAAATCGCAAGGAGCTGGCTACCTGCTCTGCTTGCTTCTTGGACTTGAACACTTGGTCCACACCGTCCTTGCGGTAGTCACCGCTGTTTTTGATTACGTACGACATTTACCTTTCCTTTCCTTTAGGCAACTGCTTGGTTGAACACGAACTTTTTAGGGGCCGCAAACAAATTGCTGACCCAGACCTCAAAGTCCTTTCCATCTTTCATCACTACCGCTTTGTAACCCTTCTTGTGCTTCTTGAAAACGACTGGGTAGTATTTGATGCCAAAGGCTTCTTGCTCCCTGACAAACACCACCTCACCTTTCCTGCCGACCTTGACCATGCCGACTCCCTTCCCTTACATACTTAGTATAACAAACTACTGGTACATACGCAAGTTATGAATCGCCTTGTATCTACTGGGGTCTAGGCCCGTTTTCTAGAGTTTCCAGACCTTGGCCAAGGCATCCTTAACCTCACTAGAGATGTCGGTCCACTCCTTGCTCTCGTTGTATACGTTGCCAAATTTTGGGTACGCAACAGGGTCAGGGTAATCCTCATCCTCTGTGTAATCACCAATGACCACGACCCTATCTCCGACCCATCTGCCTGACAAGCCGTCAAACTTTTCCCAGTCACCACCGCCACGTGCTGGAGATGTAATAAGCAATAGGTAAAGTGCATCGCTCAACGAACCCTCTGTACCAGTCTGCTCGTATTGCTTGGCTCCTTGGCCTATACCCCAAGGTTGGACTTGCTCTCGTTTATCTAGATTTACTAATTTGTGATACTGTCCCATTTCGTTTCCTTTCCTTGTCTAAACTTTGTAAGTAGCAATTTTATTTTCTAGGCTGGCCCTACGTTGCCTCATAAGTGCTAGGCTCCCGCTCGCTGGGCCTCTAAGGTCGTTGGTCTTGGTGAAGTTGAAGATGGCCGAATCAAGTTCTGCCAATTCGTTTTCCAGCTTTTCCAATTCAGGGTCTACGGGGAACAACGCCCCCCAGAGTTCTCCGTCTACTTCATAGGTACTAAACACTTTTCGTTTCACGTTATCTCCCTCCGAACGATGCGAGCAAGGCACTGAAGTCTGCTTGGTCTTTGGCGTTGCTAGTTTGTATTTGGGCGTTTATTTTCTCCACGACTTTTTTAGCCCGTGCGTTACGAACCGCCTTTAGTTGGTTGTTGAGGTTTACGTATTGTGCCGCAAGCATCTCTTGCTCCTCCCGAGCAGCCGACATCGCTTTGGCCACATCCCGCTCAAAAGCCTCAAGCTGTTCAACGGTGTACTTCTCGTATTGCTTATCAAAGTAGTTCATTGTTTTCCTTTCTTTGGTTAGCTGGACTAAAAGTCCTGTTGCATGGCTTTAAACGAATCGTAGTAGTAAGCCCCATACCCGTCAATCGTGTAAGCGTAGGAATTACCATTGGCGTATCCAGTAATGACGATGTAAGTATCTACTGGGCGTTCACCATCCGCTATGTTGTTCCAAGTCTTGTAGCTCATGCGTACGGTCTTTGGTGTTACGTATTCTGCGTCTACCATTTTTTCCACCTCCTAATCCAACCTAGAACGAACACTGGCTTCCAAGCCGTAAGACTTGAACACCTTGGCCGCTGCACGACATCCAGCTTCCTTACGAGTCATACTCTGGCCTCGGTCACCGCTGAACTTACTTGACCAAACAGCGACACCACCGTAGTAGTCGTTGTAGCCACCCTTGTTTGCCTTGACCCACTTGGCCCAAGCAGAACGCCCGTCACCAACATTGACCCAAGCGAAACCACACAAGCCATCCATTACATAAGTTTTCTTGCTGTAGTCAATTTGGTTTGACAAGCCAATCGCTTCTCCAACCAAGACTTGCTCCACGCCAACATTGGCGTAAGCATCGGCAAAAGCTTTATCTGCTTCTTGCCAGACCTTTTCGTAATCCACCTTGGACACTCACTTCTCCTTTCCTAAACGAACCTTACATACAAACAATAACAAATTACTAGCACGAAAGCAAGTTTATCTACCAAATACAAAGATTCTTTTTACGCCTTGTATGGGGGTTGGGGTATAAAGGTCGGGTGATTGTAAGGGATTTAGGGGTTATGCCTTGTACGGGCCTTGTAGCTCGCCCCAGATACAGGTGTGTAAGACACACCAAGTAAAACCCCGATTTGACATTGACGGCTATCTGTGTCATAATGTAATTAGCAGGATGTTCTGCTAATTGACAATTCAACAGTGAAAGGAAGAAATGTCAGAAAACAATGTAGCCCCGTTTGGGTATCCATCAGACGGGTTTGTCAGACAGTCAGGCGGTGCCAAGATTGGTCGCCTTTACTACGAAACCAAGGAGCAAGCTGAGGCAGCAATTCCGATGGTTGCAAAAAAGCGTGACAGGGCTTTGGAGCTTGGTTATGACTTTGGTTATATGTGGCCGACAGATATCTACCAAGAGCCAAGTAGCGGTCACTGGGTCATAATCACCCCGTAGCTACAAAAAAAGATTTGCCACCTCAAAAGGGTGGCTTTTCTTTAGCCTAAAACTGTCTGCGTGTCAGTAAGTAGCTAATACATGGGTATGGCAGAATTAGCTGATGTCAGAAAAGCCGAAGCCTGACGAACCGCTTTTCATGGAGATAGTATCACCGCTCCAAGAGGTAGCGATAGTTATGCATGAGCAGTTCTTAGCTTTTCTAAAAGCAGGATTTACAGAAGAGCAAAGTATGCAAATACTAATCAGCATGACTGAGAGTATGATGTATACAGACTTAGCGGATGACGAGAATTATGACTGACAAACCCGACTTTAGAGAACTAGGTGCTACTGGCCTACGCCGCTCAGGTGGATTCGTACTCGAAGAATTCCTGCCACAACTCCAAGGCATCAAAGCCCGTATGGTCTATCGGGAGATGTCAGACAATGACCCCGTAATCGGTGGCATACTTTTAGCGTTCAACGAAGTCATGGGCCGACTTGATTGGCACATTGAAAAACCAGAGGAAGCTAGTCCAAGTGACCTAGTAGCTTACGATTTTATTGCTGAGGCATTTGGCGATACAGACGGTCCTTGGGATGTAACCCTAAGCCAGATTCTGTCCATGCTAATTTACGGTTACTCCATCACAGAGGTCGTTTACAAAATACGTGGCGGTAAGTCTGACAGCCCTAAGTACAACTCCAAGTACAGTGACGGCAGAATTGGTTGGCGTAAGTTTGCTATTCGCTCTCAGGACTCTTTCCTACGCTGGGAGTTCGCAAACAACGGTGAGGTAAAAGCTTTCGTACAGCAGGACATCACCACTGGTATGCACTACATCCCAATGTCAAAAGCACTCCTGTTCCGTACAAGCGAATTCAAGGACAACCCTGAAGGCATCTCAATGCTACGTAGGGCCTACACATCTTGGTACTACAAGAAGCGTATTCAGGAAATTGAAGCTATTGGTATTGAGCGTGACTTGGCAGGGTTGCCAGTTGTCTATTGTCCACCTGAGTGGTTCTCGTCTAGTGCCGATGATGGTGTCAAGGCATCTCTACTGGCCATCCAAAACATGGTTACCCAAATCAAGCGTAATGAAACTGAGGGTGTAGTTCTCCCTTACATTACAGATGAGAACAACACAAAGATTCTTAGCTTGGAGTTGCTATCCTCTGGTGGCTCAAGGTCTTTCAACACTGAAGCGATTATTGACCGCTATAACAAAATGATTGCTACATCTATGTTGGCTGACTTCGTATTGCTTGGACAGGGTAACGTAGGTTCGTTTGCTCTAGGCTCACAGAAGCTAGAGAGCTGGCAGATGATTGTTGAGTCATTGGCAAAATCTATTTGTGAAGTTTTCAACAAATACGCTATTGACAAGCTACTCAAGATAAACGGCATGGACTGTAAGAACCCACCTAAGTTGGTATTCGGTTCAGTAGCCCACGCAGACCTATCAGCTCTTGGCCCTTACCTTGGTGCTTTGTCCGATGCTGGAATCCTATCCCCGTCAGACCCAGACCTAGAATCATGGGCAAGACTGCAAGCAGATATACCGCCCGTATCTGAGGTCTAATGGCTAAGAATCCTTGGGCCGTTCCTGATGGCTCAGATGAGGCTATGCGGAAAGCTTTACGTAATCTTTTCGGAGCGTTGCGTAATAGCCGTAAACACATACCACCAGAAGCCCTAGACGCTCTTAGGATTGGCAATCTCGCTGCCTTTGTTGCCTTGGTTAGCTGGGATGACATACGTGCAGAATTTTCCCAAATACAAACTATCTTGGCAGACCAATCAGCCAGAGCCGCTTTAGAGCTTTACAAAAATGGTGGGGTTGGGTCACAACTAACCTTTGACCTAATCAACGAGAGAGCCGTTGAGTACGCTAGACAAAGAGCTGGTGAGCTGGTTGTTGAAATTGAAGCTGAAATGCGACAGACCATAAACGACATAATCACCCGTTCAACCGCTGGCGAATTTACAGTACAACAAGCTAGTAAATTTATTAGGGCTAACTTACCCTTGACCAGTAGAGATGCTAACGCCGTACTAAGTTACGCTGACCGTCAGTATCTTAGGTTTCTTAGAGCTGGGCAGTCAGACCTAAAGTCACGTATGAAAGCCGATGCCATGGCTGAGAAATACGCTGACAAGCTAACACGCAAACGTGCCTTGGTAATCGCTAGAACTGAAACCGCTAAAGCGTCTATGGAGGGTGCATTATCTGGCTGGCGTTCAGGAGTAGAAACTGGCCTTATAGACTCAGCCTCTCAAAAAGAGTGGATAGCCGAAGCCGATGCTTGTGACATTTGTGGACCAATGGATGGAGTCCTAGTACCTTGGGATGCCCCGTTTAGCTCTGGAGTAATGACACCACCTCAGCACCCTAACTGCCGTTGCTCAATGGCTATCCTGCCACCCGATGTTGCTGATACACCGTTTACAGGTCAGGTCTATAACGGTGATAAAGTAAAGGTTGAGTTTGAGTACGGCAACCAAATACTCAAACACTTAGCAGGGATGCATGACCAAGCTTCTCATGGTCGTAGTGGTCCAATCAAAGCTGGCTTTGCTAACTGGAATTCTTCTATACCTAAACTTTTAGATGCGGCTGGAACAGTGGATGACGACACTGGAGAACTTATTGGTAGTCAAATTGACCCAATCAGGGGCAACACAACACAAGCCGTTTTCCTTGAAGCGGCTGGCTACAACGGTAAGCCCACAATTCTAAGTGAAAAAGAATTTGATGCTCTTGAGGGCGAGAGACTTTACAGGGGTGTCAAGGACGTTGAACAAATTACGGACTACAAAGAGTCTTTAGTTCAGTATGCTGGTGAGGGGTCTTATGGTAATGGTACATACACAACTAACAAACAGTACACTGCTCTGGCTTACGCTGGTGACGGCAAGGAAAGCGATGCGGTAAGGCTACCCCGTATCATGGAAATGAAAATGCTTCCAACGGCCAATGTGGTTGCTTTTAGGGATGTCATGGACTTGAAAAGCTACGCTGATAAATTAGGGTCAGATTTTATTACCCAGTACATAGATTCTGGGGCGAACCCAGCAGAGTCACAACGAGCTGAGTGGAATCTTACGAGCGGTATGGACTGGACCAACCTTGCCATTATGAACGGTGTAGATGCGGTACGACTTCCGGGGCCGATACTAGGCGAATACTATACTGTAGTTCTAAACAGAGGGCAGGTGGCTATAAATGACGGTAGCTGAACTAAGTAGAAAAGCCGCCCGTCTGTTCAATCAGTACAAGGTTCCTAGTGACACAGGATTTGACTGGGCCGTAGAGATAGACTCTGCCAAGTCCGAAAAAGACCTATCGCCTGAGCTACAGCAATTCTTAGCTGAGCCTTACCTAATGACACCAGCTCCAAAATTACTAAAGCACTTAGCAGGAGAACATGACCAATCCACACATGGCCGTAAAGGTGGAGCGGGTTTTCCTAGTGCTTTTGACGCTGGCTCTTATGACAGGGCAACCAAGTCAGGCGGTTATGACAAAGCCGTCAGTGGACTTACTAGACCAGACGGAAGCCCGCTAGACCCATTTAACGTAGGTTCCGCCGCTAGTCGGTTTAGGTATCTATCAACACCCTTAGACGGCATGGGGGATGCCGTAGCCAAATCATTTGACAGCCTTGATGAGCAAGCTAATGACTTCATCAAACGCCAGCCAGTGTCAGTGTTTATGCCAGAGGAAAGCGTAGACGACCTTTTAGATTCAGGAACTTATCTAACTGTTTTCAACCTAGACCCAAGCCTAAAGGGTGAGGACTATCTTGACCACCGTACTATCTACGAAAAAGTAGCTTTTGGTTATGACTCAGACTTAGACCCATACACCAGACCAGTATCAGGTGCCGTATTACCAAGCGGTAAAGTAGCTGTAGACGATGGATACCTTACCAACCAATACGGTCAGGTACAGCTCATTCTAAAAGATGATGTCAAAAGCAGAACTACTTACACCACTGGTGATAGCCTAGATTTTTTCGCCAAACCTACACAAATGGGTGGTAAGTTTCCTAGAACAGTCATCCACGGAAATACGGCTAGCTCTGCCTATAGATACGCTAACAATAACGATGGTAAAAACTATTTTGATAGTAAGGACTGGACTAGGTCAAGCTACGTAGAGGCCCAAGTGCATGGTGGAGTAAAACTTAGTGATATTAGTAAAGTTATACTACATTATCCAGAGGGCAACTTTGACACTGGTAGGCTAGAGGAACTAGGTATTCCTTTTGAGATAAACGATGGAGGTATGTAATGATTCTTTTACCTTACGGGTATAAGAGTGGAGAGATTCTGCTTGCAGAGCTAGACCCAGAACATTACATCACTGACCAAAAAGCTGTAGTTTCTAAACTTAGTGGTAAGGCTTGGAATACACCCATAGTTCCCATTTACAGTAATGAGTCGCTGGAGCTTACGGAAGAAGAACACACAGAGCTGACCGCTGACTGGAGAGCCTACCAAGAATTTTTAGCTAACCAAGAACCTGTTGAAAAAGCAGACAGCTACAAACCAACAGCAGGTATGGTGACGGCTGCTAAACGTGCCTTGCGTTGGAAAGAAGAAGGCAAGGCTAAGGGTGCTGGTACACCAGTTGGTTGGGGTAGAGCTACCGACATCGCTTCAGGCAGGTCTATGAGTCTTGATGTAGTAAAGCGTATGTTTAGTTTCTTTAGTCGCCATGAAGTAGACAAACAGGGTAAAGACTTTGACAACATTTCCGAACCATCTAATGGCCGTATCATGTGGGATGCGTGGGGTGGCGATGCTGGGTTTACTTGGTCAAGGGCAATCACTGAGCGTGAAAAGAAGAAGCTAGAAAAACATCTGGCTGGTAAGCATGACCAAAGTAGTCATGGTCGGGGTGGCGGCAAGATGGGCCAAGGTGTAGCTGCCAGTATCTTGGAGCGGGTCAGGGAGAACGGTGGACTCTCCGTAAACATGGTAGACGGGTCCGAACCAAGCACTGGGTACATGGTTGCCAAGGGGTCACAGTACGGGTCTATAGCTTCTGCTGCAGACTTCTATGACCCAGTAAAAGGCCCAAAAATCCTAGCCGATTACATGAAAGCTAACAAAGCTGATTTAGCTACGGGTAAAAACTATTTGGGCTTGTGGCATAACAAAGATGACGGTAAGGTATACCTAGACATTTCAGAGAACGTACTCGACCTTGATGAAGCTACACAGAGGGGTCAAAGTCGTGACCAGATTTCAATTTGGGATGTCGCTAACTTTGCAGAAATAGAAACTGGAGGAACTGGAAATGTCGGAAAAAATAGAGGTCGCAAGTTTGCCAAATTTGTCAGAAATGACCAACGAGGAAATAGAAGCCTACGCTCAGGAACTATGGGCCAAGCTGGAGAAGCCTCAGATGCCAGCAAAAATAGTAAAGCCCTAGAGTCACCCGCAGACCTAACCATCCCAATCAAGTACAGGTTGGGTAAAGTCTTGCTTGGAGAGCTTACAAATGGGATGTTTATTACCAAGGGCAAGATACCCGTCTACAAGAACAGCCTAAGAAGTGTCAGCGAGTTAGATTTACTGCCTTACTGGGGTAGTGAAAAGATAGAGCTTACCAATGAGGAATACAACGAAATGACTCGCAGTTATTTTAGAACCCTCAAGCGACCTGACCAGTAGGAAGACACAATAGATGTTAGTAACAATCACACCTAACTTACGCTCATCTAGTGTTGTTCGTAAAGCCGAAGATAGTTGTCCACTCCCAACACAGGACATCCAGCTCAATCTAAAAAATCGTCAAAATGCTATTGACAATGTTGGCTACGGGCCTCTAAACCCAAGCGAGCCTAATGAGGAATTCTGGGCCAACAAAGCTAAGAACTGGAAAACAACAACCGAAGAAGCTAAAACTACATTGTGTGGTAATTGCGTGTTCTTTGTACGTACCCCAAGGATGCTTGACTGTATCTCAGCGGGACTAGGCGATGAGCCAGATGCCGAAGCTATCATTGACGGTGGAGAACTTGGCTATTGTGAGGCACTGGACTTCAAGTGTGCGTCTAAACGAACTTGCAACGCTTGGGCTGTCGGTGGCCCAATTACATCGGAGTAATACGTGAAAAAAATACTTCCAATAGATGAGGCTTTATCCCTCACCCAAGAGATTCCCGAAGTGTACGCAATTTTGCAGGACAGGTTAGCAGACGGCTACGATACTGTTGAGATAAGTATTGACGAAGATGGTATTAGGGTCATGCCAGTAGACAAACAAACTGGCCCAACATCAGACAGCGTACACGTACCAACTACAGAGTGGCGTAAAAAACCATCACACTTATCCAAGGCAGTAGTAGAGGAAGAACGCTACACCTTTTCACCTTGGTACGTACCTGATGTATTAGATGCTCATGGCGAGTGGACCGACCCTAGAGAGGTCCAACACGCTTTCTGGAAATACCTTGCCAACGAGGACAGGGACATTAGGCTTCAGCACAATACAGACATCGTTGCTGGTAGGTGGGTTGAGGGTGCTACATGGCCTTACGAGGTTGAGGTTGAGATAAAGCACCCAGAGGGTGAGGTCCAATATAAATTCCCAGCGGGTACACCGTTCTTGGGTATCATTTGGACCTCACCCTCTGGGTGCTTTA